CCATATACATTTCAAGTAAATATGAATCATCAAACTTACTTAACGAATCTTCGCCAAGTATTAAATCTCTATTTACTAATGTTCGTGGAAGATAATAACAGTCGTGTCCGTAGATTTTTAATCCTTCAATGATTAAATCTTCGTGTAATCTTTTTTCGCTATCGTTTCCGATACCGTTTCCACCTTGAAAATAATGATTGACTGCCATGGCATTATCCTATCATCATTGCAGGGTTTAATTCGTATGTACTTCTAATTTCGTCTTCTAGTTTTTGTATATCCTGTAAAGCTTCAGAATATAATTGTTGACCATTTAATGAAACGCCACCTATCATTGTGACGCCGTTAAATTTAGATAAGTTTGCACCCCATTGCTTTTTAAATAACGCAGTGACGTATCTTTTTAAATAGAGATCATTGTAAACATCTGTATAAACTGTTGGATCTAATTTTCTATAACACTCTATTACAAGATACTCACCAACTTGTAAATCGTTTTTCCAATCTTGGTCTATATAAAGTCTATTGTCGTGTTGATTAAATCTTAATGGCTTTTCACCAACCAATATGTGGTCTAAAAAATCTAAATGTCTTAATACAACATCATAGTTAATAATTGATGTTGAAGAAAAATCATAAAGGTCATTTAATCTTAATTGGTATCTTACGTCAAATAAGTTTAGATTACCTTTATTTGAATATGGGAATATATTGATAACTGAAATTACACTTTCTGGTACTACAATAAAACCATTTGCTTCTTTCCAAGATGTAGTGACTGAATTTTTAGTGACTGATTCTGTTGTATCAGTATTAATTCTATCGTAATCAGCCTGTGTGTATTGATACTTTAAGTAAGTTCTTCTTATACCATCATAGTGATATTGTGCGAAATATTGTAAAGCTTCGTCCAGTCTATCTTCTAACTGGTCGTCATCTACATTTATCTCTATAACGGGTTTACCGAGAGCTCTTAAAGCGTATTGTTTTAGTGTTTCTCTACTAGCTGGTGTTGCCATACAATCTCCAATCCCTACTATTTATAAGAATAAGAGAGTATTATCCTAAAGCGATGGCTTGTGCTATTGCGAAAGATTTTGCTGCTTTATCGTCTAATTGTGTTTGAATATTAGAAGTCACACCGTCAGTGTAGTTTAGTTCAGCAGTTGTTGCTGTGACACCATCTAATAAATTTAATTCAGCAGCAGTTGAAGTCACTAAAGTTCCACCTAATTTTAGTCCGTTAGAACCATCGTGTGACGCAATATCAAAATCATAAGCACCATCACTAAAAGTAGTATCACCTGTAATAGTAGGTGTATTAACTGTTGGACTAGTTAAAGTTTTATTTGTTAGTGTTTGAGTTGCTGTATTTTGAGTAAGCTCTAAACCACCTGCTGTAGAACCATCGTGTACTCTTAAAGTATCTAATGTAGTATCAATACTAATTTCCCCAGCAGCACCAGTAAAACTATTGTTCTGTGCTGTAGTTCCTCTTCTAAATTGTAATACTGTTGGCATTTATTCTAATCTCCTATTGTTATTTATAACGATTTAGTCCTATGAAAATGCTCCTAAATCTATTGTATTTGTTGAACCAACTGGGTCATTATAACTAAAAACAACAGATGAAGTTGAAATTCCAAAAGCATCAGCGCCTACTGCCTCAAACGGTGTTTCCTGAGTTGTTTGAGTAGGATCATAACTTAAATCAAAATCACCTTCAGAAGCTGGTGCTGTTGTTAATGTTGATTCTTGTAAATCTGTTGATACGGATTCAAATGTTAAACCGCCTGAACCATCAGTTGTTAAAACTTGATTTGCTGATCCATCTGTAATCGCTGTTGTCATTGCTGTTGCGAATACTGGAATGTGACCAGTTGCATCTGGTAAAGTAATTGTTCTATCTGCAGTTGGATCTGTGACTGTTAATTGAGTTTCATTACCATCTGCTGTCGAACCTTCAAAAGTAAATGAATTTGTAATATTAATTGTTTGAGAATTAACAGCAGTCAAAGTTCCTGTGACTGTCATATTACCATCTACTGATAAATTACCAGTGACGTTCAATCCATCATTAATTGTAATTAAAGTAGAATCTGACGATGAAATAGTTGAACCATCTATTTGTATAGGTGACATTTGAACAGCATCTGTTCCATTACCTAATAATATTGAGTTTGTAGTTAATGTTGCACGACCAATACCACCATACGTGACACCTATAAACTCACCAGATTGAAACTCTGCTAGACCTGTGGCGTTGCCGTCTCCGTCAAAGACCGTTCTTATTGGTGTTTTTTCTGCCATTCTATCTCCTTAAAATAAAAATAATTCATCAGCAGTGGCAGTAATATTACTTCCATTTGCTAATAAGAAACTCGCAACAAACGTATTTGTTGTTGGAGCTCTAAAGTTTAAATATGCATTAGGTGTACTTAATCCACCACTATTACTAAAAAAAGGTACAGATCGTATTGCAGCACCTGTAGTGTCATCTGCTAATGCAATTGTTTTTGTAGTATTTGTTGCAACCTCAATTTTTGAGTTTACAGGTAAAGTTGCACCTGATGCTGAAATTTGTATTGTTCCTGTACCATCTGATGAAATAGTAGCACCATTTAAATCAATAGTATTACCAGATAAGTAAATATCTCTCCATCTTTTAGATGATGAACCAATATCGTAAGCTTCAGTTGTGTCAGGCAATAAACTTTGACTAATACTACTTAAATCATTACTCTCACTAAAATTTGCAACAGTGACAATCTGATCACCACTATCACGTATGTAAACTTTTTTATCACTAGTATTTACAGCAATTTCACCTACTTCTAAATCACTTGTTGTAGGTACTGAAGAAGCAGTTTCACTTCTTTTTATCTTTATTACTGTTGCCACTATTAATCTCCTAAATTAATAATTAAAATGTACCACCATCAATAGTAGTCACAGTCACTGCACCTGATGTGACAGTAAAGTTATCTGAACTAAATGAAGCAACACCTTTATTTGATGTTGTTGCTAATTCAGCAGATAAAGTTAAAGTATTTGAAGAAATTGCTGTGTCAATACCTTCACCACCAGTCACTATTAAAGTTTCACCTAAATTAATTGCATCCGAAGTAGAACTTTCATCTCTAATTGTAATTGAACTGTTTACTAAAGAAGCATTCGCTATGTTTGAAATAGTGTTAGATGAACCATTTATAGTTTTATTAGTTAACTCTTGTGCACCTGTGTTAGTTGTAAATGAACTAGGTAAAGTGACTGTATTAGATGATAAATCTAAAGTTGTTGCTAATTTAGCAACTGTCACTGCGTTATTCGCAATTTTAGCTTCTGTGACCGCAGTAGCTGCTAATTGATTAGTACCAATACCAGAAGCTTTAACTTGTAAAGCGTCACCAGATATTTCGATTGTACTATCATCAACTGCAACATCTAAAGTATTACCAGTTTTTGTTAAAGCGTCACCAGCTGAAATTTGACCAGCACCAGAGAATTGAGCAACTGTAATATCTGTTGTACCTAATGTTGGAGTACCATCGTGTGTAAATACATAACCATTGTCAGCATTCGCAGTACCTTCTTCAACAAATACAAAAGCGCCACCTGTAATTTCTACAGCTTCATCACCATCAGGTGTTCTTGTTAATACGTAAGCACTTGAACCATCTCCAACAGTTGTCACTCTATATAAACCGTTTTGAACAGCATCTGTTTGATCTTTTAATAATACTCTATCATTTGTTGATGGAGTTTGACCATCTATTGAAAAAGCACCATTTGAACCAGCAGTAATTGTTCCAGCACCATTGTCGTATGTACCAGCAACATTGGCTGTTGAAGCGTATCTAACAGAAGCTTTTACATCTAAACCATTAGCAACACTGTCTACATATGCTTTTGTAGCGGCATCTTGTGCGCCAGACGGATCTGTCACATTTGTAATTCTACTTGAATCAACATCAACAACACCAGTTCCTTTTGGACTGATTTTTAAGTCAATGTTTGTATCACCACCTGAAGTTGCTATTTTAACAGCATTTCCTGTTGCAGAGTTTGTGACTTCTAATTCATTTACTGCAGATGTTTCTGTTTGTAATAGAATTAACTCATTACCATTTGCGTCAGCAATAAAACCACCATCAACAAATTTAGGTGCTGTAAGTGTTTTATTAGATAATGTTTCTGTACCCGCTAATGTTGCGAAAGAACCATCTGATAACGCAGTGTTAAATTCAGCAGTTGTACCTGTTAAAGTGTTATTTGCTAAATTAATACCTTTGTTTTCTAATGTATCAGAACTATCAGCAAGTATGTATGATTGTAAGTCAGAAATATCTGCCTCAACTACAGTAATTGTGTTTGAAGCAGTATCAATAGTTTTGTTTGTAAGTATTTGAGAACCAGTGAGTGTAGCAACTGTACTATCAATATCTATTGTTAATTGTTTAGTTAAGTTATCAACTGTTGTGTCAATACCAGTTCCGCCAGTGACTTGTAATGACTCACTATCTAAATCAATAGAAGCTGAACCTGTATCAGCTGTTAAGTCAAAATCTTGTGCTGTGACTTGGTCATCTACATATGTTTTAATCGCTTTCGCAGAAGCAAGAGTGCTATCATCTGAAGTTATAGATACAGATAAATCAGTTTCAACAACACCTGAAGCAAAATCAGCAACTTCAATATTTGATATTGAGTTTCCTGTACCATTAGCGTCAAAAGTTTTATTAGTTAAAGTATGAGTAGATGAAGCAGTTAAAACATTACTATCTATGGCTATTGTGATAGCATCATCTGAAACTGTTGTATCAATACCAGTACCACCAGTAAAGGTTAAAGTACCACCTGTTGAAAATGTATCATTTGATCCAGTATCAGCAGCTAATGTAAATGAACTTGCTGCGGGACTTGCGAATGTTAAATTACCAGAACCATCTGTTTGTAAAACCTGTCCATTTGTTCCATCTGCACTTGGCAACGTAAATGTGATAGATGAAGAAATGCTGTTTGCTGCTTTTAAGGCAACAAAATGAGCACCGTTATTAGTACCTTCGTTTAATTTTAATGTACCACCTGTAGTAGCATTATTACCAATAAAAATTTCGTCTATTGCTTTATTACTATCTACTAATAAAGCTGAACTTGCTGTTAAAGTACCTTGTACGTGATCTAATTGATCTGTAAAATATTGTCCACCAATGACTGCGATTTCGTTTGCGTCACCATTTCCATCAACTCCACCAATACCAGCAAAGAGCCTATCACCATTATTACCTTGAGTACCTGTACCATATGTATAGGCTAGTTCTCCTAATTTAAGTGACGATGGTGCGGTAGTTCCATCACTTCGTTTTATCTGAATTATTGTTGCCATTTGTTAATTCCCCTAAAAGTTGCCACCGTTAAACGTAATTGTTCCTGTGGTAGTTTGTAATTCGTTTCTTGTTGTAAATTTTTGTGTTGAAGCATCGTATTGAATTAAAGCACCATCAGTTAGATTAGTTGCATTCACATCATTTAAAGATTGAAATGTATTTGCCCTAGTAGCACTAGGCACAGTGACTGATACTTGTTGTGGACCAGCAGAATTATTTGAATTAATTTTAGCCTTTATTACAGCCATATAAAATCTCTCTCTTTTTAATTATATTTATAATAAAAATATACTAAAGATAATAAAGATTATGTGGTCACGGACGGTTTAACTGTGATAATTCCTTCGATAACACGTGTGATTGTACTATCTGAAGTCTTTAATATTTCAATATCATAAACATATCTTGCCGGCGCTTCTAAAGCGTCAGTTTGATCTGCAGTTAAACTTAATGTAATAATACCAGTTGTTGGATCAGAGTTAATTGTAGTAGTAAATACCACTCTAGTACGAGTGGAAGCATATCCCTTTGCCATTTTAGCAGAAGCAGTATATCCCGTTAAATCAAAAGCATCTCCATTAGTATCACTTACTGTGACATCTGTTGAAAAAGTTGCTCCCTGATCTATTTGTAGATTTGCTCTTGCTGCCATTTATTTTTTATTTACTTTCTTTAGATTTATCGTATTCTTCTAAACCATTTTTAATTTTTATATTATAATGATTAGTCAATACTTCAATTTTTTCTAATTCTACTTCGTGTCTTACTTTAGATTGTTGTATTTCTTGTCTAGCAACAATTGAATTTCTTATGTCTAAAGGTAATTCACTTAAACTATATTGTTTTCCATCAATAGTAATCAAATCAGTTTTAGTTTGTTCTGTCATAATTTTCCTTTTCTTATATTTATTAGTTTATTTAGTCTTCTTCAGGTCCTTTTTTCATAAATGTCACATAACCTGTTATTATATATCTAGGTTTATTATCAGGACAAATTTGACCTCTGTGTGTGTGAGTAAAGTATGATGGGAAGATGGCCAACTTACCTACTTTTGACATTATTACATCACCATTATAAAATTCAGTTCCACATCTATGATTAGATAGATAAATTTGAACATTTAAAACTCTATCAGGTTTTGATAAACAATGTTCTGAATGCCAACCAGTATAACCTTTACCTGGTTCAAAACTTTTAAATCTTAAACTAGTTAAATCCCAAATAGATGCCGTTTTATCTATTTCAGGATATGTATTTTTATATTCTTGTAATATTGGTAATATTTTTTTAAAAAGATAATGTGAGTTATCAAAATCATAACAATCATAATTCAAATAATCAAAATCACTTGGATTAGTTTTATCGCTACAATATTTTATAATATCTTCACATTCTTTTTCATCTAAAACATTTTCTTTTACAAATATAAAATTTTTCATTATTTAATAGTCAATGCATATTCATCTTTACCAAATGACCCTCTACAAAAATAATTGAACGCAAGTGAATATCTTGTTTCATCATTAAAATTTTCATCTACAGAATGAGTTAAGTGAGATGGGAATAATATTATATCTCCTGCGTTTACATCAAAACTCACACTTTCAGCATTTATAAAATTATCATCTGTAAAATCAAATCGTAAAGTTTCATCAAATAAGTTTTTATTAAAAAATTTATGAAACTTTATATTACCAGAATTTTCAGGTGTTTTTAAATAATATACACCACTAATTAAGGAATTAGCATGATGATGTAATTGTGCCCAATCTCCTTTTTTGTGTTTTACTAACCAAGATGATGTTAAATAAAATTCAGTTTTCCAATGTACTTTTAACCAATCTCTAACATAAACATTTAGATGATCTTCTATATCATTTTTTATATTTAAATCATTTAATATCTTTCTATTTTTAGAAATATCACCATTTCCTGTCTTCATTCTTTCGTATTCTGTGGTCTCACACAATTTCAACCATTCATCTTGTACTTCTATTTTTGATTTGTAAACAGGCGTTGGAAACAATTCAAATTTTTTATAATTTATAGGACTAATCATTATATTTCTAATCTGCATAATAGAAATGAGTTATGGTAAATTTTCCTTCACTTCCATTTGATTGTTGATTAAATTTAATAGGTGTTGATTTATGTAAAAACATTGAGGGAAACATAATTGCTCTATTATGTTTTAAAGTTATTTTTGTATTTGATTCTTCAAATATTAAATCGCCACCTTCAAATTTTTTAGGTTCTTTCACAAACCAAACTAAATTTGTCCAGTGATAAGAGTCATAATGAGAATTATAAAAATCATTATTTTCATAATAAGATACAAAAGAAGTAATACTTTTACTTGAAAAAAATGATCTTCCATAGTGACCACATTCATTTATCTTATGATGTAATTCTAACATTTTTTGTTTGTATGTAAAATTTAAAATATTAGATTGTTCTCTTCCCTGTTGTGAATAAATTTTATCTAAATAAAATCTATAATGTTTTCCCTTTTCTTTTCCATCTTCATCTCTCGCTACAATACCACCTTCGGCTCTATCAATAGGATTACTAGAATAATATTCTAATTCTTTCCAAACTGCTTTTTCTTCTTCAGGTGTATACCAATTTTCTATAAGAACAAATGGAAACATTGGATTATCTTTTATTGTTCTTATATTCCAAACTTGAGGTATATTTTTTCTATTTTCAAAATCTATTTTATTCACTTTATTAATATACTATTTGATTTTCCTCTTGTTTAAAAAAAATGTCTTCTTCTTTTTCTTCTACATTATAATTTTGTTTTAATGTATCAACTAATCTTGGAACTCCTAAACAAGGTCTTCCATCATATACGTTATGATTTTTTCCATCTTTTTCATTATAATGTAAAAATACTTGTGCGTGATTATTTCCAATATATGGTTCACGCCAGTGTTCCACTTCACAACCACGATAGATAATCATATCACCTGGTTCCAAAGTTATTGGAGTTCCTTTTGTTCCCAATTCACCAGTTTTAGGACCAACATACATAGGCCAATTCCAATTTGAATATTTTTGTTTATCTAAATTATCTATATCGTATCCTAAACACATTGTAGTAGATATTTCACAACTAGGTCTATCTTTATGTCTTGTTAACTCTGTTCCTCTTGTATATAATCTATGATATGTGTATGTAGGCACTAATTTTTTACCTGTATATTTTTCCATTTGTCCTAATACTAAATTCATTAAACTGTCAAAAATTAAATCACCATATCTACTAAAATCACCTGGTGCTTGTTTATCTGTAAAACTACCCCACACATCTGTATTATAATTTCCAAATCCTAAAAAATTATCCAAATATGTTAATCTTGTTGCTGCCAACTGTACGTGATGATATAATAAAAAAGCCATTTTACTATCAATCACTTTTTCTATTTTTACCCAACCATTTTCTTCAAAGAATTTAGCGGCAGGGTGTTTGGTTTGATTTTCTGTTTCCATTTCGTTTCCTTTTTTCATATTTAGTTTTATCTAAAAGGTTTTCCACATATCCATAATACTAAAGAATATCTTGTACCCTTTGTCACTGGAGTGACTTGATGATATGTATATGATGGAAAGAATATAATAGAGCCTTGAGGTCTTATTTCTTCACACTCGTGGAATCTTTTTCCCTCTGCGTGTGGACCATAATCAAATTTTAAATTACCTCCCTCATATTCACCAGGTTTATTTAAATTAATAGTCATAGATATTTTTCTTATTTTACCTATTAAATTTTGATTAGATGTATAATGAGAATCATACTCTCCATTTTTATTTTTTGGCGTCACACCAGGAATTAATCTTTTGTAAGCATTCATATGACAACCCCCTCCGTCAGAATGCCAACCATAAAATTGATTTAATCCATATTTTGTAAATTGGAAATCTTCTCCAAAATCTAAATCATATCTCCAACCAGATTTTTCATTTGCTTCGGTTAGAAAAGGCCAAATTAGATCATACACCCACTGATCATTAAACCAAGCAACTTCACTATCTCTAACATAAGTTTTGCCTGTAGTAATATCAGTATTTAATTCTTTCTGTACATCTTCGTGTGTTTTATCACCTAAAGGCTGAACATTAATACCTTTTTCATCAAAAGCTTGTTTATGATTATTTCCAAATGTCACAGCAGCTGTACTATGACCTTGCTTTTTTTCTTTTTCAATTAAAGAATTACCGTAATCAATTATACGTTGACATTGATCTGGTGTTAAAGCAGACTTAAAATAATAATAACTAAAATGATTCTGCATAATATAAATTATAATATTATTTTATTTTATTATAATTCTCAACTATCTTTTTAATAATATCTTCACCGTGTCCTAAATCAACTGTATATGCTAATAATGGTATTTTTACTTTTTTCCCACCCTCTTTTATAGTAATTCTATATCCTTGTGGCATACCTTCAAAATTAGGTATATTATCAGTACATTGATGCCAAAGATTTTTACTTAAATCTAATGATGGTATATCTTTTAATTTAAACTTTTGTTTTAATTCTTGAGCAACCATATCCGCTGGTATACCAGGTCTTTTTTCTAAATCAGATATTAGTTCTCTAATAATTCTTAAAAAGTCTTCGTTGTTTAGTAAGTCTTGGTTAAATACTTTTTGTATTGTGTCTTCACTTGCCATTGTTATTCACTCCTCTTTATAAGTTAATATAAAGTTATTTATGTAGATACAAAAAGGGCGCCATTTAAGACGCCCTTTTTTAATTTTTTATGTTTTGACGATAACTACGCCAGAACCACCATCTGATTTAGGACCGTTTTCTGGACCAGCTGATTGAGAACCACCTCTTCCACCACCGCCTCTATTAGCGAGACCGTCTTTTGGATTTGGTACAGTAGGTGCTGGATTAGGGCCACCGCCACCGTCTCCGCCTACACCAGATACTCCACCACCGCCACCAGCGTATACGACTGGAGTTGAACCATCTCCGATAGTGTATGCTCTACCATCACCACCTTTACCACCAGTTCCTGGTGCACCTGGTTGTTGAGCGCCACCGCCCCCACCACCTTGGGAACCACCTGGATTTCCGAAGCCGTATGCTCCTGAATTACCTGGTTGAGTTGGTTGTTGACCAGTACCTGCAGGGCCTCCAGAGTCTCTTCCTCGGCCTCCGCCACCACCAGAACCACCTGGTGTTCCTGGTTGGTATCCGATAATGTAGAATCCCATTTTTCCAGATCCACCACCATCTGCAGTTAGTGTTCCGAATACTGAATCTTGTCCTGAACTACCTGACCCTCCATTACCAACAGTCACTGAAACTGTTCCACCTGGTGTCACTGGATAACCTGGCATAAAGATTAGTCCGCCGGCACCACCACCAGCATTGTTTCCAATGTGGTCAGGGTTATTAATACCTGAACCTGGTAAACCTTGCGATCCACCGCCACCAGCAACTACAAGTACATCAACAGCTGTTAAACCACTTGGTACACTAAAAGTACCATCTGCTGTAAATGTTGTATAACTTGGACCTAATGCTGTAATTGAAAATTCTCTAAATGATACGTTTGAGTTTGCATCATTTGCTTTAATTGTAAATGTGTATGTAGTATCACTTGAAGGCGTAGGTGAAATTACCCCACCAATTGTACATCTTCCAGAGTCAATATTTGTAATACTCATACCTGGAGGAAATGAACCTGATTCAAGTACAAAAGATGGATCACTTCCTGATTCAGGATCGTAAGCCTCAATTATAAAATCTCCACCACCTCTAGTAGAACCTAAAGAACCTGCAGCTGTGACAAACACAGGAGCGCCATCTACGTTAATTTGATTTTCAGCAGTGACACTTAAACCACTACCATTGACAACGTTTACATCATAAGGTTCATTAGCATTTAAAAATACTGATCTATTTGCAACACAAGTTAATTGAGTTTCTGAATCAATAGTGACAGAGTTAAAAGAAACGTTTGAACCACCATTAGTGATTAATTTTGCTGTAGTACCAGCATTAAAACCTGTACCTGTGACTGTGATAGTCACTGTTCCTGCTCCTTCTAATCTTTGAACTGAAGTTGGAGAAACATTTGTAATTGTAGGTGCTTGAAGACCTATATTTGATGTATTTGTTTTTCTAATACTATTTGTACTCGTATCAAATATTAAAACTTTATCATCAGTAGCAACTTGGCCAGTGACATTTTCAGTATGACCAGATATTACACTCTGATTTAAATTTGTATTTCTAATTTTCCCTGCCATAATTCCCTCTATACTGGCATTTCTCTAATGACTAAATCGTCAGTAGATTCTGGTGCCACTACCATTGTTAATGTTGTTCCAGAAATAGAAAAGTCGTCTGTTTTTGATTGAGTCACACCATTTAAAGTCACAATAACCTTATCTTCTGTCATTCCTTGAGTGACTATAAATCCTGTAGTAGACCCATCGCAAGTAGGCGCTCTTGTAATTATTTCTGTTGGTCTATCTTTTCCGTTTATGTATCTAACCATTTTTAAAATCTTTCTAAAAAAATTTTATTATACGTCTTCTAAAACTGATGCTACAACATCAATTGATGTACCTGCAGAAGCTTCTGCTCTTAATACGTCACCCGCTGTACCATTGTTTTGAAGAACGATTTTATTACCTTGCATTATTTCAACAGTTGTATTACCAGGTACTTTTAAACCATTAACAATATAACCATCGTTTGTACCATCGTAGTTGTCTAAAAATAGACCTACTGTTCTCTCAGCTGAATTTTTATTACACACTGAGATACCGATAACGATTGTTTCTAATGCAGTTGAACCTGCGCCGGCAGGTGTAGTGTAAACAGCGTCTCCTGATGCACCTGTACTAGTACCTACATCTGCTGCTACATATCTTTTAAAGTCGTTTGCCATTTCTTTTTCCTCTATGTTAATTATTTATACTTTATAAACACACGGAATAAAAATAAATTTCGTATTATAAAACTTTTTAATAATCCTTGAGTCTATTTATATATTTCTTATCCTAAAGCAATCGCTTGAGCAATCGCAAAGGGTTTTGTTGCAACAGATACACTATTAACTTGTACATCTGTAGTAAAATTCGCAGTTCCACTACCAGTGACATTTACTGCACTAGATATAGAACCACTATTAATTGATAAAGTACCATCTGTAATAGTCGTTGATGTAATACTCGTCAATCCGGTTATTGTAGAATCAAGTGATATAGTCAATGTTTCAGGATCAGATACTGTCGCTGTAATACCTGAACTACCGACTACATTTAAAGTATCCCCTCCATTTATTGTTGATACACTTGATGTTTCATCTCTTAATATAAAGTTATTAGTAGAACCCGCAGCTTCATTGATAGCAGATACTAAATTACTTGTCGCAGTTGTAGTTAGATTATTTAAATCGCCTACATCTATCGCAAGATCATTAAACGTTGTTCTAAACGTATTAATTGTATCAGTTGTTGCTACATTTTTTAAAGCCATTATTTACTACCTAAATCCTTTAATAAATTTTTAATTTCTCTTAATTCAGCTTTTAAATTATTTATTTCCTTTACAGCACTTCTAATTTGATCGCCGTGTTTCTCTCTCGCTCTCACTCTTGCCATATAAACTTGATATTCGCTTACATTTGTATTAACGATACCATTTGATCTGGTATCTCTAATTAAATTTTCATATCCTTCTACTTTTAATCTAGCCATTTTATTAAACTGCTAAAGCAATACCTCTTAAATCTCTAATTCTAGGTGGATATGCTGAATTAGTTCCTTTCATCACAATTTTAAGTTGGAACGCTGTAAAATCGTGTAATCCTGTATCAGAATATTTGTATTCTTTAAATGTTTCATCATCTTCAGCTGGAGTGACTGTTGTATCTTCACTACCGTCACCATTAAATGGTATCCAACTTAAATCTTCTATGTTTCTTACCTCTTCAGAACTAGTAATTCTGTAATATAATTCTACACTAGAAGTTGATCTAACATTTGAAGTCAATCTAACATCTAAAGCAGTTGATGCGTTTTCTAAAGTAATTGGTCTTGTAATATATTTTGTACTACAAGATGTTCCTTCGTTTTCTGTACAAGCAACAAAGTTAGGCGTATTACTTTCAGTTGGATCATTTAATCTATTTTGAATTGTAAACGCACTTATTCTTTGTGTATCTAAAACAGGTGATAATTTTGTATTTGTTGTTGCTAAATCTAATGTCACAAATAGAGATTTACTTCCTGACATTTCATTTGTTTCGTTAATAGAACTTGCTACCATTTGAGGTGCATTAAAATAAATATTATCATTTGCGATTACATTAATTGCATTACTTGCTGATGATAATGAAAATTCTGATTCAGAACCGTGAACAGATTTACCAGTTGTGGGTCTTATTTGATAAGCAATACTTGTTCCAGGTAAAGTCATAGTTTGTAAACTTAAATTTAATATATCGTATAATCTATTTTGAGTTGCTGTGACTGCACTTCCGCCTATGTCACCAGCAGCTGTTGCTACAGCAATCGCACCTACATAACTTGTATTATTTGTTGGATCTAAAGTATAACTATCTAAAGTGACATTTCCAATTGCTGTGTAAGTACCATTAATTTGATCAGCAGATATTCCATTATATGTTCCTGATGGAACTCCTGCAATAGTGACATTATTTGATGTTCCATGCATACCGTGATTAGGGTGATAAACAGTAATAATAGCTGTACTATCAGCTGATGTTCTTAATGGATTATTTTTTAATGTTCTAGCTGGTAATACGTCATTTGTTAAAGTGACTGTACCTGTGACATTTTCAAATTCTGCTCTTTTAATTTTGAACTTCATATCTTCGTTTTGTTCTGCAGTCCAAGTAGAACCATTTTGTGATTTGAATAGTACCCCTGCATAAGGCTGTTGTGATATTGTTCTATCTGAATCTAAAGCAGTTTCGCCCAATCTTGCAACATATGCTGTGTAATTATTTGAGTTTGCTAAAACCACAAAACAATATTCTGTATTTTCTTGTAAATAAACAGGACTATCAAAAGTAAATGTTGTTGCTACAGTTCCATCCGTACTTACATTTACTGAACTAGGATTTAAAGTTTTTTCTGAAAAAGGAAGAATTTTCTTTCCAGGATAACCATTAACTACTTCTCTTATTTGTAGAGTGACAGGAATATTTGTATCTTTTGAGCCAAAGTATATATCCATAGAAGTGACAAATACACCACCCTCATCATCTATTAAGAATGTTTGAGCTAGTGGATCAACCCAGCCTACTGTTCTTGTTGATTCTCTTGTAGATGTTCTAGTAATTGTTCTATTTTCAACTGTACTTTCTCTTTCAATTCTTGGTTCTCTTGTTGAAATAATTGTTTCTTGTACAGTTTCTAATATACCTCTAGCAATATATTCTGCCTCTGCTGATGTTTCTACTTCACTTGTAGTATCATTTGTAGATGAACTAGTTAATCTGAATACTCTTTGACCTGTTCGCCATCTTGGATTTGAATTATTAGTTGGATCAGGTATTGCAAAAGTACCTGACACTGCACCATTTGAATCAGTTATTACACTACCACCTAAAGAACCACCGTCAGGAGTAGTATATGAGGATATATCTATATTATCAAAGAACGGATAAACTCTTGTATTAGGTTTCATTCTTGTTGCTGTAAATGTTAATGTTCTACTTCTTATAAATGGAACAAAAGCAACATTGACTATTCTATCACCTATTGAATTTCTTACAACTTGAGGAACTAATCTTTGTCTTACACCTGATCTTGTTTGAGATACAGCTTGTTGACTTTCTATTTCTGTTCTAACAAATACTCTACGACCTGATCTTTGTTGACCACTAATAGTTCTACTTGCAACATCTCTAGGAGCACCTGTCCAAAAATCTTGCCAATCATTCCACACTGTTCCAATTTCTATACCATTTAATGATGCGTTTCCTAAATTAGAAGCAAGAGTATCAAAAGCACCTGTATTGTTAATAAGTAATTCTGGTGCTCTTTCTGTTTCTTTCCATTCATCAGTTGGTGGAGTTAATTCTATATTACCCGACCAAGTAAACACTTCAAATGGGTTTACATTGATTGATTTACTTGCAAACGGTTGATCTATTAATGTTTGTTCTGTATATGGTAGAGTAATTAGATCACCAGTTTTTTGATAATTTGCTGCTGTTCTATCAGCTGCAACTATTGCTGTACCATCATCATCTCTTTCAATTAATTGTACAGCGTCCTCATTGAATGTAGGTCTAACTTCACCTTTTGCCATATCCATTGATACTGCATAATCAGCATTACCAACATCACCAATGTTGTGACCTGTAAAATTATCTACGATAAATCCATTTTTAAATCTATCAAAACCATCTGCGTCTTGTATTTGTAAATTTTGTGCTTGTGTTTCTAATAAAGATAATTGAGTATAATATTCTAAACTTTCTATTCTACTTTCTAGTTTACCAATATCTCTCATTGTATAACGTTTATTATCAACCTTTTTAATTGTTATATCTTCAGTAGATAATGTGTAAGCTGGAACTTCTAATGTATATAAGTGCATCGCACCATCAAGGTCTTTTGGAACTTGTGGATTTAAAGAAGAAGCACCTTCTACAAATTTAAAATTACCTTCTTTATCTAAAAATATTTTGTCTATTCTAGGCAAATAGTATTCGTGGTCAGTAGATACATTCGAATTGAATTTAACTATGTCTATTGTTGATGCACCTGATCCATCATAACTTCTATCTTGTCCACCTGAATTAATTGTACTTGCGTCATCTACTCTTGGTCTAAAATCTAAACAATCTCTTAACTCATATGATTTACCAGTTGTATCAGATTTATATGATGGTATATTTTCATAATCAACTACACCCGAATATGAGTCAACATCAAAATAATCACCTGAACCGTGAGAGAAATAATCAAAATCTATTAATATTCTACCAGTTGGCGTTAATTCACCTGGTTTTAATTTAATTCTACCAACGTCATAGTAATTATCTCTTTGTCCGTTATCTAATTCAAATCTATCTGTGATGTTTGTATCACTTGCTGTAGCATTTGTACTAAAATCTGCTGACATATAAACAGCATTTAATTGGTAAATATCTGCTTTACCTAAACTTATACCACCTTGTTTATTAACTGCTGCTAAAGTAGATATTTGTACTGTTGAGTTTGAATTTAAAGTTTTAGTTTTTGAACCTGCAACACTTCTACTAACAGTTGCTAATATTTTAACTTTATGACCTTGATAATCAGTACCAAAATCTAATGTTAAAGTTTTACCTGATGGAGAACCACCTAATACAAAAATAGGGTCACCTTCGTGGTTATTTCCTGATAAACTTAACACATCACCTACAGCACCTGAAGTACCTGCACCTAAAGTCATAATTGAAACTGAAAAATCTAATTCAGCTAAAGCACTAAATGTTTCATTTGTACCTGCCGTAATTGTAGCATCACCATTTGATGATAATGTTGCTGTAAAATGTCTTCTAACTTCAAAGTTAGTATCTGTAATACCAGAATTTGCAGTTGTTTTTAATGTTTTAATAGTTGAATAAGGTAATTCAAATATAGAAATATTTTTTTCTGATGATTGTAATTTTGTTCTTCTTCTAGTTGCAATTGTTTTAGTAGAAGCAGCAGCAGTGACACTTGTTAATGTTAAACTAGTATTTGAAATAATAGCTTCAACTATTTTAGTTTCTGTATTACCACTATCATTTGTAAATGAGATAGAATCGCCTACTGATAAATCTGTTGTAAATCTTGTATTAATACCTGTCACACTTGCTGAACCTGAACCAATATCAAGTGTTCCTGTAATTACATAATTGTCACCGCCTGTAAAATCTAATGCTGTGTCAGCAGTATAAGTTGGTGATCCTGCCATTCCAATTTGTTTAACTTTAGGAAAATCAAAAGTTTGTACTCCGTTTAATCCTACAGCATCTGATTGTATAACAGCTGTATTACTTGATGTTCCACCAGTAATAGTTTCTCCTGCTGTAAATGTACCATTTGTGCTAGAAATAATAACAACGCCGTGTGTTGCTGTTGCTGATGTAAATCCTGTGACATTTATTGCTGTAGTTCCATCAGTATCATACAACTCAAAAGTAGTTGCATCTGGATTTCTTACAGTATAAACATTTGAAGTTTCAGCAGTTGAATCTACTTCGTAAGTACCTGCTAATGTAATTTGTTGACCTTCTTTAAAATTATGACCACCAGATATAGTCACCACTCCTGGACTTGCTGATGAAATAGCATTTACTGTTTGATTTTCTGTGGTAGAAATACTTTCAAAAGTACCGATAGCACCTGATGTATTACCTGTAATTTTTTCACCTGTTGTAAAACTTTGATTAGTTGTGATATTCAAGTGCGTAAACATATTAATATCAAACAAATAATGTTTGTATATTGCTGATGTTAAACTTGAACTTGCGAATATATTTGATGTTGCAGTACCAGATGAATATTCAAAACCTCTGGATTTCGCTCTACCGATTGTGTTAATACTTGATTCTGAACTTGCGTTTTCTGTTCCTCTTACACTAGTTGCTTCTTTATATAAATTAACTCTTTTGAATGCCTCTACATCACCAGTCACAAATCCAATATCTGGCGATCCATAAACATTTGTGACATTTACAAAATTACCTAAATCAAATCTAGTGTTAAAATTATTTTGTGTATCAAACTCTCTTGCTTTATTTGCTTGTATAAATTTTGTTCCTATAGTTTCGATTTCATAACCTCTAACATATGCTTTACCTGGACCTAATCCAGCAACATATTTTGATTCTAATCCACCCTCTAATGCTGTGAAAATACCTCTATTGTTTCCTGATATTAAACTTTCTCTTAAATCTAAATCAAATTCTTTTACAGAATAATCACCGGATTCATCAAAGGTTCTTCTTGCAAGTGTATCTTCTAATACAGCATATTCAGTTGTTCTAACTTGATTTTGTAAAATACCATTTGATAATCTTAATAATTCTACAAAGTTTGAATCTTCTGTTGATGTTAATGTTTTTTTAGCTAATGTTAAATCTATTTTAAATCTATGAGCGCCTGGAGCATTTACGTTTGATGAACCAGCAGCGTTATCATTTAAACTTGCATCATCATTTGGTGTCACAAAAGATTCTGTGACAGTTAAACCAACTCTATAACTAGGCGTATTAGTGTATTTGTCTAATATTAAAACTTGATTATCTACTTGTACTTGAAATCCATTTATATAATATACACCAGATTGTATTTCTGCGGCACAACCAGTAGCAGTTGTATCTACTACAGCAGTCACTGGAGTATCTGCATCTGATGTAATTGTTTCACTGTCAGAAAAAACTATATCTGAATTATTTGTTCCTGTTGCTGTATATTTTACATAAAGGGTATCAGGATCTGTTCCATCAGTTGCAACTTTATTTACAATTGTTGCTGTGACACCAGAAGTACCACCTGTTAAAATATCTCCTGTATTAAAATCTGATAAAGTAAAACCACTTCCAATACTACTTAACTTAACAGCATAGTAATTTAAATCATATCCAATCTCGCCAGGAATAACCATAGCGCCTTTATCAAAAAGGTGATCAGATACTCTTTCAATCTGATTTTGTAAGATTGTTTGTGACTGTGTTAATTCTCTCGCTTGAACTGCAAATGACGGTCTAAAAAGTATTCTATGAAACTTCTTACTTTCCGTAAAGTCGTCATAATATGGCGAGAGGTTAAAGTCTGATGGACTTGGCATTTATTTCCCTCTAAAATTCAATTATTAATTTAACATTCTCAGTTTGATCTGAAGCTCTTGTAATTGGCGATCTATTTTCAACATAAAGTACATCACCAGTATCTTCATCAATTTCTGAACCAGCATAACCACTTGTAAATGAAATACTATCTACTGTGGTTGTTGAACTAGATGGAGTTGCAGTGACTGATGAACTTTGTCCTGTAATTGTATTTGTACCAGAAAACGCTGTTAAATCACCATCACTATCTATTCCCTCATCATTAAATCTTGTTTGTATATAGTATAATATACTATTAACTGTGTCGTGTTCTACAACTTTACCTACAGCGCCTGTTGTCGCTTGATTAATTTCTTCATCAACTGTAAATGTACCGGAAGCACTAGATAAGAATATTGCTTTTGTACCTCTTAAAGTTGTTGAACTAGCAGCTGAACCACCACTATCTGGATCACGCAATAAAGCAACACGTCTAAAATCATTATCTGTTGTGAAGTCACCAGAGTTTGAAGTTTCAGCACCTTCAAAGGTCGTATTTAACATTACAAAGTATCCACCTAATTCTTGTACGGCATTAAATCCGTGTCCGCCTTTAGGTTCTATAATACAA